AAGACGAACATACAAACTATCAGTATCGATAGCCAACACATAGTCAACATTATCAGTCTGTAGTAATTCATTCAGATATTTATTTATTCGCTGTTCTGCCCAACGAATTGTAAGCTGACCGGAGATGGTGATTGCTTCAGCCATACGAATGTCATAGTATCGGAACCATTTGTTCGACATTGCACCATAGAGTGAGTTCATCATAATCTTTACGGCCATCTGCTGGTTATTGTAAAGACTGATCTTCTTTTCCATCTGAAATCTTTGATGAACGTCTTCTTTGTCGATCTTTTCAAGATCCTGCATTGCGCTCAATGCTTTCTTCTTTGTAACCGATCGTTCGTTATAGAGTTCCTCGACGATCTGAGGAAAGACTCCGTGTGTATCTGTACGAAAGAGTTGACCGGTCGATGATAGACAGTGACCTTCTGGGATATCAAACTTACGTTTCTCAAGCAGCGTCTCAACATCAGCACCTGGCATAACGCCGTCAGCGATTGTCTCAGGAGACATATTATACTGCATGATAAGATGCGGGTACAGTGAGTTTAGGTCGAAAGAACAAACCCAGTCGTGCATACCTGTGAGCGGTTGCTTCACATATGCGCCTTCGATCCTACGATCGCTGTGTACTGGATCCGGCTGATTGATTACAATGTTACGACGACGAAGAACATTGTAGATGTATGTATCCCAGATCTTCACGGATCCGAAAGACGTTATGTAGTTCGCATTGGCCTTATGCGCAAGAGTAAGAGCAAGGGCAACGAACCCCGTCTTATCCTCCATGCGTTCAACCAACTGCGTATCACGAATGTTGTAGTCGATAAACTTCTGATGGTTCTCTCGATACAGAGCAGCAAGAGATGAGTACTCGGAGTAATCAAGCTTCTTTTCACCAAGGACAACATTTGCGATATTGTCGAGCTTGTAGGACTCTTGGTTACCATATGTGTATCCAAGTTTCTTGAACAGCTTCATAAAGTCAAGTTGAGTAGTACCAGTGATCTTGTACATGGTACCTTCTTTGTTCAACTCAGGCTTATGGCCGAACAGAGACAACTTACGTAGCTGATCCTCGCCGAGGATACGAGCAATGCGGTTGATGATGTAGGGCATGTCGAACTCTTCTGAGTTCCAACCGCTAACGATGTCTGGTATATTATTGTGATAGTGTTGTAGGAAACTCTTGAGGAGCGAATGCTCGTCCATGCATCTCTTGTACTCAATACGAGTATCCTTAACGATAGAGATCTCAGGAGAGAAGCCGCCGATACCCCAGGTGTAGAATGTATCGTCAACATTCGTCTTTATCGTAATAGCAGTGATCGGCTGTTGTGCAAGAGCGGGTTCAGGAAATCCCTGATCCGATTGTACCTCGATGTCAATGTACATGACGTTGACCAAAGACATATCTGGTTCGCATCCGTTAGGAAAGCGATCGCCAATGTACTGTGCTATGTAGTCTCGGTTACCATATATGCGAAAGTTGGTGGCTTCATTCTCTCGAATAAAGTCACGGCAATCCATCATGGTACCTGGTTGGATGGTATCGACATTGACGCCGTCAAGTGTTCGATATTTTGATTCGTTGCGAGTCGGAATGAAGAGGGTCGGTTGAAAGCGAACCTTCTCGACCACTCTTCTATTCCCTTCGTAGCCGACATAGAGAATGTCAGCTGCGGTACGCTCGACTGAAGTGTAGAAGCTTGCCATACTCTAATTTATACCACAGCTTACTACGAGAGTCAATAAGTTTATTCTTCAGTCAAGAGTTCTTTTTTCCCTTCAATAAGTTTACCTCCGGACGTAACCTTGATCGTCTTAGGCTTCTTATGATCTGGGATGATGTTTTTGAGCGAGATGAGTAGGATCCCGTTTTCGAGGTCCGCTCCTTCCACTTCGATAGTGTCGGATAGCGTGAACTCTCGTGTGAATGCTCTGTTAGCAATTCCTCTGTGGAGAAGTTTCCCTCCGTCTTTTTCATTCGCAACCTTTCCTGTGACGGTGAGTTTACCATCCTGTAGCAGGACTTCAATATCTTCCTGTGTGAAACCAGCAACCGCCATTTCAATATGATAATGGTCTTCAGCCACTTGACGAATGTTGTAAGGGGGATAACCGCCGGTCTGGTTCGGATGCGCTGTATGCATCGTGTCAATCTGTTTCCAGAGACGATCAAAGCCGACGAAAAAGGGATCGAGTTTGCGGATGTCCGCAGCGTTTAAGCTTACCATTTGTACCTCCTGTGTAAGCAAGGTTGAATATGGAGAACCCTATTAGGCGTTCTCAATATTATATATAATCATTCTCCTATGAAAATCAATAGGGGGCGGGAAAAAGTTGATGATAAGGAGAATGATGTTTTCCCGCCCCCAATGACTTACGCCGCTACGCGTGTACCCAAAGCGCGGTACCCGGCTGCGATGACGGCGCGAGAGGGAGTACCCATACGATAGAAGTTACGGGTTTCTCCGCCCTTGTTCGTACGAGCGTTGCTGTAAATCGCAAAGCCGCCCGACTTGCGAAGAGAGTTAACCAAAGCCGTAGGATTAGCAACTCCAAAACGTGAACGGATCTGCTTAACCGTAAGCTGTTCTCCGTTCATAAGTGCGTCAAGGACGCGTTCACTTTTAGACATACTTGATGTCTCCTCTTAGTTACAAAACATGATCGAGTAATCCCCGATCATGTTAGTATTCTATCAAACAGTTGCTTAAGAGTCAACAAGTTTTCCAAACTTTTCTAAATATTGTTGCATTACTTTATCACCCTGATCGATAAAAGCATCACATGCGCAGTATGCACAGTTCTTTCCAGTCAGCAGATAGTTCTTTACAATATGTATGTAGTTATCTTTATGTAAAGCTTTACTTAAAAGCATAGAGTTGATATCGACATAGTCCTTAATCATCCAAAGAGCATTCATAACGAACCATGTATTGTCGTGATGGTGCAGTCCTATATGATCCATAAACTCTTTAAACTTTGAAGGGCTCTTTTCAGCAAGACTATACAGAACGGCATATACCGTACCCAGCTTATGCTTTGGCTCTTCCGAATAGAAAAGATCTGCAGGATCGGTCACAAGACCGTTGTAGCTGATATCGTTGATTGCTCCCTTGTCCCACAGAAAGTTCCAGTGACTCTCAAGCATGTACGAAATAAGATCCATAAGATCTTCAGGGCTACCACCCTCCATATAGGTACGACGTTTGCATTTGTAGTCGACCTCATAGTAGTACTGCTCGTCATCTCTATCGATCTCGATGCAGTCATATATCTCGATGGATGATTTTTCAAAGCGCATGGAGTTCAGAAGAACGGTACCTTCCTTACCTGCACACGAACCAACGTGATCGAGAAAGAACGGCTGATACGGCTCCTTGAAGATACCGTACTTACCATCCCATAGCTTTCTCTTGACGTGATAACCTAGATAGAAGATATCTGGCTCGCCGAGTTTATCGTATTCGTAGGATGGTTTTTCAAGAATGTAGTGACCGGTATACGGAAGGCCGGCTCCCTTATAGTAACACTTGTTACCTTTTGAGACCCGGCCGTCAACATAGGTGAGTTCATCATCGATAGTGATGGTGTTCTCGACCTTTCCTGTCTTTCCGTATACGTTAATGTTTGTCATATATAAATGGTGCCGTCGCACGGACTCGAACCGCGGACCTGATCATTACAAGTGAACTGCTCTACCAACTGAGCTACGACGGCTATTCGGTTAAAAACTCTGAGTCGCTGACGTCAGCCATATCGACCACGAAGATCCATCCCTTTTCACTGTCCTGCACTTCACAGAGACGGTTTACGTTATCGATCTTCAGGATCTTGCATTCGCGCTGCATTTCTTTATGCGCAACGACTGGAACCTCGGCAAGACTATACTGTCCGCCAATGCGTCCCCACTCATCAGTGGGAAACTTGTACTTATACTGAGCCATCTGTGATTACCTCAAAATCAGGATCGTCGTTAAGAGCGACCCATCGGTTGTCTCCGGTCTCGC